TAGGTTGGAAGAAGAGGGCCTAAACAAGACCTCGGATGTAAACCTTATTCAAACTACCGAGTCTCGCTGGGAAGATTACGTATTCCGTAAGAACAACCCAGGCCTACTAGGTGTTGCTACAGGATTCCCAACCATTGACGCTGTCACCAACGGTCTGCAAAAGGGCCAGTTGATTGTTGTCGTAGCAACGCCTAAGACCGGTAAGTCAACCCTCGCCCTACAGATTGCGAATAACATTCACAAGCAGGGGCTGTCTCCAATGTTCCAGTCATTCGAGATGACAAACCGCGAGCAGCAGGACCGATATGACTCAATGCGTGCCCAGGTCTCTCACAATCGACTAATCACCGGCTCACTTAATGCTGATGAAGAAAAGCGATACAAAGAGTCTCTCGAGACTATGGCTGACGATAAGACAAACTTCTGGCTTGTTGACTCAGCGCACGGTATCACGGTATCTGCTATTCAAAGCAAGGTGCAGGTGCTACAGCCTGACGTAATATTCATTGACGGTGTCTACCTGATGCTGGACGAGCAGACTGGCGAGTCAAACACTCCACAGGCCCTGACGGGAATTACGCGCTCGCTGAAGAGACTTGCGCAGCGCATGAACAAGCCAGTGGTAATTACGACACAGGCCCTCAACTGGAAGACTAAAAAGGGCAAGGTATCTACCGACTCGATTGGTTACTCTTCCTCGTTCCTACAGGATGCAGACGTTGTATTCGGTCTAGAAAAAGAAGACGAGACTGTAGACGACACTCGTATTCTCAAAGTCATGGCCGCACGTAACAGCGCAAACGTAGAAGCGTCTCTAATGTGGGACTGGGCCTCTGGTATGTTCCGTGAGATGAACGGTGATGACGTATGATGCTAAACGAGATGGAGCGGGTCTTAGAGCGTCTAAACATTGAGCCTGTACAGACCCGCGGAGACGAGATACTTGCTCTGTGTCCAGGCCACAAAGAGATTACGGGAAAAGAAGACCACAATCCATCATGGTGGATAAACGCTGAGACAGGTGCTCACATTTGCTTTTCTTGCGGGTTCAAGGGAAACATCTGGTCACTGATTGCTACGGTGCAGGGGCTCAGGGACGCTAACGGTTTTCTAGACTACGCCGATGCAAAAGACTGGCTATACCTGTCTTTTGACAACATCTCGCTTGGGCCTACCGAAGACGACCAGGATGACGAGCCTGTATTCAAAGAGGTTCAGGGAATGGGCGAGTCCCGTTTAGCCTTGTTTACCTACCCTCCGGCGTCTGCCCTAAAAGCGCGTGGACTAACTCTAGAGTCGGCAAGCAAGTATCAGCTACTCTGGGACCCTAACTTTGGTAACTGGATTACTGTGATTAGAGAGCCTAGAACAAACAAGCTTCTAGGGTGGCAGGAAAAAGGATTTAGGCACCGTTACTTTAAGAACTACCCGCCAGGTGTTCAGAAGTCAACGACGCTATTTGGATTTAACAGGTATGACGGCGGTCGTATGATTGTCGTAGAGTCCCCGCTAGATGTAATCAGGCTAGACTCTCTAGGAATCAGCGGCGGGGTTTCTACCTACGGCGCTTTAATTTCAAACACGCAACTAAACCTAATTAGAGAGGCTGAAGAGGTAGTGTTTGCACTAGATAACGACGAAGCGGGACTAGCCGCATCTAAGTCTATGCTCGAGAAAAGCATACAGTTAGGTTTTGAGGCGTGGTTCTTTAACTACGCGCACACGGAGATGAAAGACGTTGGAGGCATGAGCAAATCGGAGATACTTACTGGCCTAAATAATGCCAAGCACAATGTACACGGATTAGGGGCACTACAGTGAGTTTTGTAGGCACCCTTCTCCCATACCAGCCAGAGGCTGTGGACAAAATGTGCGAGCGCAAAAAGATGCTAGTGGCATACGACCTAGGGCTTGGAAAAACTGTTTTGACAATTGCAGCAGTTGAGCGCCTAATGGATGAGCGAAAGGTCACAGAGCCCGGCTTAATTATTTGCTTATCTAGCCTTAAGTATCAGTGGGCTGAATCCATAAAAAAGTTTACTAACGGGTCTACCTCAGTAGTTATAGACGGTACCCCAGACCAGCGTAAGCGCCAGTACGAACGCGCTATGAAGTGGAAAACAACCGGCGTAGACTACATCATCATGAATTACGAGCAGGTAGTAAACGATTGGGAATTTGTAAGCAAGCTCCCTAGAGGCTTTGTTGTTCTAGATGAAGCAACCGCTATTAAGTCATTTAGGTCCAAGCGTGCTAAGGCTACTAAGAAGCTGGCTACTTGCGAGTACAGATTTGCCTTAACCGGAACCCCCGTTGAGAATGGCAAGCCGGAAGAACTATTTAGCATTATGCAGTTTGTTGACGACTCTGTGCTCGGACGCTTCGATAAGTTTGACATGACCTTTATTGTGCGCAATAACTGGGGCGGAGTAGACCGCTACCGAAACTTGCCTATTCTTCACGAGAGGATGAAAGAAGCGTCTGTACGTAAGGCGCAAAAAGACCCGGACGTAGCCCCTTTCTTGCCTGAGACTATTCACAAGGACCCGATTTACGTTCACTTGGACCGCAAAACTTCTAAGCTCTACAAGCGAATCGTAGATGACCTACTACTTGACCTAGATAACGCGCAGACCATGTTTGGCAGCTCATTTAATATTATGGCCCACTATGGCTTTGAGAAGTCGTGGGGAGGACCTGCAGACGAGCTACGTGGCCAGGTTATGTCAAAGATTGGTGCTCTGAAGATGCTTGCCTGTTCGCCTGAGCTGCTAAAGGTAAGTTCCAGAAAGTTCTTAGAGGGAAATGGCGAAGGCTCTGCCTACGCTAATCAACTGGTGGAAGAAGACCTGCTAGAGGGACTGCCAAACACCAAATTGGATAATTTTGTACAATATGTACAATCTTTCTTAGAGCAGGACGAGCGCAATAAACTGGTGGTGTTCTGTTCATACGTAGACATGGTAGGTATAATAGCCGATAGGATTGGACGCGATATAACCGTCACCTACACCGGTCAACTAGACGCAAAAACTAAGGAGAAGCACAAAAATGCTCTTAATAATGACCCTAACACTCGTGTCATTGTTAGCTCAGATGCTGGTGGTTATGGTGTTGACCTGCCGGCAGCAAACATGCTCATTAACTACGATTTACCTTGGTCTAGCGGCCTGGCTACTCAGCGCAACGGCCGTATTCGCCGCGCTAGCTCTGAGTGGAAAACCATTGTAATTCAGGACTTCCTAATCAACGGCTCAATTGAGGTCCGTCAATATGAGGCCCTGCAGCAAAAGAACGCCGTAGCCTCTGCTGTAATTGACGGAGAGGGAATTAATGATAAAGGTGGCGTGGACTTGACAATTGGGTCACTACGTGGTTTCCTGTTAGATACATCTGTTTAGGAGATAAAATGACGTTTGATGAATGGCTACAAACTGGCCTAAAAAACAACTGGTGTGGCCCATCAGTCTGTGCCACGCACGATGGCATTCCAATGACTGAGGGTGAGGAGGACTTCATGGATAATGAAGACGCCTGCATTCACATCATTCGCCTTTACAAAGACGTAGTAGAAAAACGTCTAGTAGAGCAAAACCACTCGCCGAGTATTTGGCGGGCAACTAATTCTGGCTTTGAAGTATAGGAGAAAAGATGGCTAAAGGCAAAGGCAAAGGTGGAGCACCTGCCCCAAAAAAGAGCAACGAGGGTGACCGCAAGAACGGCAAGGCCTTCAAGAAGCGCCCAAAGATTTTTGATGCTATTAAGCGTCGTCTAGTACGCAAATAAAATAAAAAAGCCGCCTAAGCAGGTTACCTGCAAAGGCGGCTTTTTATTTAATTACTTAGCGTCTTCTCCAGGAGCAACGGTAGCTTCGTCATCGTCATCGTCCTCGTTGAGGTCGTCGTCTGAGTCAAAGTTGACATCATCGAAATCAAAGTTGTCATCCTGCTTTACCTTCAAAGCGGCCTCTAGGTTCTCGTTGCCATCGGCGGCCTTAGCCACAGCCGCACGGAACGCATTAGCGATGTCCTGCGGGTTCAAAGTTCCTGACCAGGCTAGGGTCACACCAATGGTGGTTAGTACGACAGCAAACGCTGAACCTACACCAATTAGTGAACCGAGTACCCAGTCACCGTTGGTAGCAATAGCACCAACACCTGTACCTGCAAAGAACGTTGCAAGTAGAAGACCGAACGCGCGGGCAAGAATAGTTTTAATGAGCTCTTTCATTATTTAGCTCCTTCTGCAGCTGGGGCTGCGACTGGGGTTGAGTTTTTCTTCCAAAGTTTGACTAAGTCAACCTTGTCTGATGTTGCTCCGAATACACCCTTAACCTTGCGGCTAGCGGTTGCGTGAAGGTGGTTTCCGCTTGATGCGGTACCAGTTGTTCCTACGAGGCCGATAGTCTCTCCAACCTTGATTGGGTCTCCGACCTTTAGGGTAGGGACCTTCTGTAGGTGGCAGTAGCCGATGTACCAGATGTTACCTTCTTTGTCAGCGACTGACTGTACAATTACGTTGCCGAGAACCTTAGACTCGCCAACAAACTTGATTCGTCCGTTACCAACGGCTGGAATCTTGGTGCCACCAGGCATAGCCCAGTCAGTACCAGAGTGTGGCTGAAGTTTCATCTTCTTGCGGAATGCACTCATTTCACCGTAGTGCTCGGTTACCTTCTTTTCAGGGAATGGTAGTTTCCATGGTGTAAATGCCATGTTGTTCCTTTCGGGTATCTATCTATTGTCGGTTATTAGGCCAAATTTAACTTGGCTAATTCTTTGGCCATTTCAGCCTGGGCGTAAGCTCTGCGATAGGCCTTAATAAAGCCGTCCTGAAAAGCACGGAACTCTATTCGGGTCCAGGTCTTATCTTTGTAGTAGGCAATCGCTTCTTCAAAGGCAAGTTTTTGAATATCTTTAAATTTTGGAGTGTAGTAGTGCATCCGGTACCTAATCCAATAAGTGAGCCAAGACATGAGGCGTCACTCTTTCGGGTTGCGTAGGCGGTAAGTTACTGCCCACAGGATTAGGGTGCCAATAATGCAGTACCCGACAATGGTCTTTGCAGACCCCTCGAGCACCACCCAGGCCACGAACATACCAAGCAAGGTCCATACCTGGCCCAGTAGGTCATTCACGAATTTCTTCATTGTTCTTTCCTTCTGATAGTTGATTCTGCTGAAACTGCACCACCGCCGGTAGAGCCGCCGGTAGAGCCTCCTGTTGGCGCTGAGGCGGCCATAGAAGCCGCTGCAGTGGCCGCTCCTACAGTCGCCTGTACGGCGGCTCCAGTTGCGATAACGGACGCAAGGACAGTTTTCTCTGCGTCTTCACGGACCTGTGGTGCCATGTCGGCTCCCACGTTTCCTAGGGCGTTGAACGACTCCAAAACTGCTGTAGCCACAGCTCCAACCACAGGTACCGCTGCTAGCTCTTCAGATACCTCTGGGTCATCAGCAACTGCGGCAATCGCTAGCGCTTCAAGAGCCTGCTGGTACTCTGGAGACCCCTGCTCAGTGTTAGCCAGGACTTCTTCAGCTGCTTCTACAAGCTCTTCTACTTCGGCGTCGGTTAGTTCTTCTGGCTTAATGGCAGTTAGGTCTTCAATTACGGCAACGGATTCTTCGGTGGTATCGCTCGGCTCTGGTTCTGGTGTCGGTTCAGGCTCAGGTGTTGTTGGCTCTTCAGTAGGTTCCTCGGACGGCTCAGGCGTTGGTTCAGGTTCAGGTTCAGGTTCTGGCGTCGGTTCAACTGTAGGTTCCTCCGTAGGTTCTGGGGTGGGCTCAGGAGTCGGTTCTGGAGTCGGTTCAGGAGTAGGCTCTACAACAGGAGGAGCGACAGTAGGTTCTGGTGTAGGCTCTGGGGTAGGTGTTGGAGTGGGCTCAACTACCGGTTGAGATGAAATCGGAACAATACCCCAAGTAAAACGTGTTACTTTGACTACGCCACCGCAAGGGTCGCCAAACGTCCCGTTATCTAAGGCGATAGTGGCAGTGGTCTTACCAAGCATGTAGGTGCCCATAATCTCTGACACATCTACGCCACAGTTCCAATCGTTAGGCGCACCGTACCACCCACGTACATAAGCAAACTCCCAGCCCTCAGGGGCAGTTAAAGTAACAGATTCGCCTTCCCAGTTTTCCTGTGCCCACCAGTTCGGCACAGGTGGAGTTAGTGGAGTAGAACTAATCTCCATGATTGGGCCATAGTTGCCTGACCAAAAGCCATTATCAATGCCCTCAAGTTTTATAGTTTGAGTACCTACTACGTCAAACACGTAAGGCCTTGCCCCGTGTTTCTCAGTTACCTCAATAACTTGAGTGCCAAAAGTAATACGGTAGGAGTCAACTACCTCACCGTCGCCGCCGATTTTGTTCGTAATGTCGTTAGTAACGACAACGGTCACCTGTTCATCGGTAAACGTGAAGTTTTGCTCAGTCCAGTAATACGTGAACTGAATCGCGGTACTTGCGTACGCTGGTGTGGCGAGTAGAAGAGGCCCAAAAACAACGGTTAATACGCCAAATGATGCTGCGAGCTTGCGCAGTAGGGTCATTAGCTCCTCAAATTTGACTTATTTCAATTTTGCCCTATAAGCTTGGTTTTTAGGGTGTAAACTCCCCTCCCCGCGGGCCATAACTGGCAAGTTTAGCCAGCGGGGGGTATTCTGTGCTAGGCTTGACCTACAACTGAATATAGAAACAATGTCACTTTGACAATAAACGACCGAGTACTAACTACCAAGGAAAGGTAGGTCGCTAAATGAAAAAGCTCATTGCAGTTAGTGTTATCGCACTAGTAATGACAGGGTGTTCCGCAAGTATTGGGCCCCAAGAAAAGGCTAGTGCAGTAGCCGTTCAGCAGGTTGTGGAACCTGCGCCTGAATTCATGGCTAAAGTCGCTCTTATGGCTGAACGTCACAGAATTCAAAAAGTAGTAACCCGCCTGGAAAAGCGCATCGGAAAAACCTGGTACGTATTTTCAGGCTCAACGCCTAGTGGCTGGGACTGTTCAGGTCTCGTTTACTGGGCATATCAACAATTAGGAATAGAAGTCCCTCATTCAGCAAACAAGCAGGGACACCTAGCCAAGGGTGTAAAAGACCCGCAGGTTGGGGACATTGTGGTATGGGGCTATAAAGGCTCCAAGTCTTACTACCACGCCGGAATTTATATCGGAGATGGAAAAGCAATCCATGCAGGTTTCCGCAAGGGGACCACTACCCAGGTCATTGACGTGGATAGTCCAGCATTTAAAGGCAGTACGGTTAAGTTCGTACGGCTAATTAAAACCTTGTAACAGAAAGGGCCTCCGAAAGGGGGCCCTTTTGCTATACTGTAGGGGACACGCCAACCGGGTGTCGCAAACAAGTACTGTGCTTCGGGCAGTAAAATACATAAAATACTACGTATTTTGTCTAGGCACAGCTATCGTCGAAAGAGATAACATGCTAAACCGTAATGATGATTTCTACCCACCTCGTCCAGAAAAAGACTGGCACAAGAAACCATACATTTCTCCTCAGGACCCCCGCATTTCCGAGGGTATTAAGAAACCAGAACCGCCTAGGGTTCTCACCATCACCGACCTGTTCCCAAATCTGGGGCGACTATCTATTGGCTGGTCACCAATTCTCGACACTCTCAAAGAGGTCACTGCAACCAAACCTTCTTACCCGCCTTACGACATCGTCAAGATTGACGACGAGACTAACGTTCTAAATGTCGCTGTGGCAGGATTTAGCAAGAAGGACCTTACCGTGTCTGTTCAAGACTCTGTCCTCAAGATTGAGGGCAAGAAGAAGGGTAGGCCGGAGGGCGAAGTAGTTTACCAGGGAATCGCTGGGCGTAACTTCACTCTATCCCTGGCTGTGGCAGAGTTCTGGGAAATCAAGGACGCCAAGGTAGAGGACGGCATGCTGGTCATTACCTTTGTGAAAGAATTGCCTGAAGAAAAGAAGCCTAAGGTAATTGACATCAAGTAGCTAATCTGCTACCATAGTTAGCGAAGCCCGAGATACACCGATGTTGTGCCTCGGGCTTTGCTATACTTGGTGTATGCCAAACGCACACAAAACACCTACCCGTACAGTGAGAGTTCCAGACGAGCTCTGGGCCGCTGTTCAGGCTAAGGCCGCAGAAGAGGGCGTCACTGTAACCAGTGTAATTCTAGAAGCCCTAGAAAAATACCGCGTGTCAGGACTTGACAACCCAGACGAATAGTCTTAGCGTATGTATTGCTAAAAGTTAGCAACCCTCAAGAGGGTTTAGACTAATAAGGAAATACATGCCAATCATCAACGACTCTCCAGACCAGAACATGGATACCATCAAACGCGAACTTCAGCAGTACGTCACTCTTAAGGACGAGGCCGAAGCCATTACCGAGCGCGTTACTACAATCAAGAAGCGCCTTACTGCGTACATCGAAGACCTAGGCGAGCCAAACGAAAAAGGCAGCATCGTTCTTCCTGTAGAAGACGACCGCACCGGCACCCGCGCTATCGTAAAGCAGCGCCGTGTCTCTAAGCAGTTCGATGAGAACACCGCCAACGACCTCTTGAAGTCAAAGGGCTTGTTCGACACCTGCACTACCACTGTCACTATGCTTGACCAGGATGCTGTAATGGCTGCCTACTACGAAGGCAAACTCACTGATTCTGACATTGATACCATGTTCCCTGAGAAGGTTACCTGGGCCCTAGTTTTGGAGAAGAAATAATGGCACGCATCGCTGACCTAGATGCTCAGGGAGTCCGTGACTTACACTCTTACAATGTTGGTGTTGAAGATGCTAACGCTCGCATCATCGAATGGATTGAAGCTAACCGTTCTGCAATTGAGCTCGAGCCTGGCAATAACCTTTACCGTGACCACTTCAACTCTCAGTCGTTGATTGCCTTTATCAAGGGAGAGAACAAGTGAGCCAGTTCAAGCGGGACATCGAAAAAAAGATGCTTAACCCTGAGTATGCCTACGAGTTCGGTCGGGCAGAGCGTGAATTAGAGATTATCGAACTGCTAGAAGAACAAGCAGAAATTACGGGCTATGTCGAAATTAAACTTAGCCGCCTCATCGCTCTTATCAAGGGAGAAAATAAGTGAGCTTAGTGACGGTTTTGTCTTATGCAGTTGCAGTTATGTATACCGCTGTGTTTGTTTACATCATATTTGTTTGGAACAAAGAGGACCGCAATAACAAGCGCGACCTAGACAAAAAGAAATAAAAAAGTCACGCTAAACTTTAAAAATTTAGTTGCTAGACTACTTGTCCAACTACTACGAGATACAAAATGACCCCAGAAGAAAACGACAAAGTTCACCAGGCTTTATCTGAAGCCAGGTGGGACTCGTACCTTTACGGACGAGCCATGGAACGAACAGCTATGCTTAAAGCGGTTAACGACCTCATCGAGTCTGGTTCTTTCAGCGATGCAACAATTGTTCAATCAGTGTTGGTGTATCTAAAAACCAAAATTAAGAAGGACAAGAATGAGCAAGTTAGCTAGCTTTTTAAAAAGATTCGGCCCAGAGTATTCAGAATGGCTTAGACTGCATGATGAATATATTGCAATGTCGGAGCGTGAGCGTATACTTACTGTCCTGAGTAAAAACAAAATAGTCCTTCCAGAGAAGGCTTTAAAATTAGTAACTGGAGAACCTAGTGAGTGACTTCATCGAAGAAACGTTTGGTGGCCTGGACGTATTTTATCCCGGTAGTAAACGTAAGCGTCGAGAAGCCCCAGCAGAGGCTGCAAAAGACAGCTCATGGGAAACAGACTTTTTTGAAAAAGCTTTGCCAAATGGTAGACAAATTCAAATGTATACGCTAGGCTCGTTAGCCAAGGCCCTAGGCCGACCAACCAAGACCGTAAGGTATTGGGTGGAAAATGGAATACTTCCAACATCGCCTTACCGCCTCCCGTCCAAGCAGGGTGTCGATGGTAAGGTGTATGCTGGTAGGCGCTTGTATAGCAAGGCAATGGTACAGGCCACTATAGAGTTGTTTTCTAAAGCTGGACTTTTGGGAACAGTTCGTATAGAATGGTCATTACACCGGAGTCTTGTTGACAAGATTGCCGAGGCGTGGGAGAATATCCGCGCAGAAGAAATGCAAAATAACTAATAAAGGAAAAACATGCCAATTCAGCAAAATGCCCCAGATGCCGCCAGCTACGTTGCAGACGACATTGACGACCGCCCAGAGCAGGCAACTGCTTCGTCAACCTCAGTACTTTCAGGCTGGGACGCGGCGGACACACTAACCACTTCTACTGACTTCCCTACTGAAGTTAAGTTCGAAGATGGCAAGCACTTGGTCTTCAAGTTCCTAGATGAGAACGGACCATTTGCTATCTACAAGCAGCACTTCCTAAAGCAGAAGACCAGCGGTAAGCGCTCGTATGTCTGCATTGGTGCTGACTGCCCTCTCTGCATTAAGTTGCAGGACCGCCCAGAGAACAAGCGAGCATTCACTGTTGTCACCCTAAATGGTGAGCAGGGAATGCAGCGTCAGATGCTTATCTCGGGTGCCCGTCTATACCAGGCACTACACGCAGCTCACTATTCACCACAAGGTCCTCTAACCAAAGGATATTG